AGGTACACAATGGATTTGTCAGGCTTATGTTAAGGATTTATCTGATTCCGATTTCTCAGCCAATGCAACTACTATAGCTTAATCCTAATACATAGGGATTAACAGTTTCGCTTACTGAGGGGCAGGTCGTATAAAGGGCTTGCCCCGAACAAGCTAAAAATTTAAAACTATGGAAAAGGAGATTTTTAAAAAATAATGCCATTCAAATCAGACAAACAAAAAAAATGGATGCATGCTAATAAACCAGAAATGGCTAAAGAGTGGGAAAAGTATCCTCAAGGTGGTACATTAAATGGCCCATCTCATGAAAAAGGTGGTATTCCTATTGAAGCTGAAGGTGGAGAGTTTATAATTAAAAGGGACTCGGTAAATTCGAGTACAATAGATATGTTAGAATACGTTAACAAGCATGGAGATTTACCGATGTCCGATGCTAGAAAAAGGCGTAAACCATAACTGGTTCACACCAATAAAAAGGAGTAAGTAATGGGACTATTAAAGAAGTTTGTAGAGGGTTTCAAAGGTGATAAAGAATATCAGGAAGGGAAAGCAAGGAGAAAAGCTAAAAGGGCTGCAAAAAAGGCTGCGAAAAAACCAGTAAGTGTTGAAAAGACTAAAGGTGGTGATTATCCAGTATATAAAAAGGAGTCTCGTAAAGCAGAGTCTTTTAGGTCAAAATTTGCTAAAGCTAGTAAAGCAGGTAAAAAGACTTTTAAATGGAAAGGACGCTCATATACAACAGAGAAGGCTGCTGCAAAACCTAAGAAGGCTGCTGCAAAACCTAAGAAGGCTGCTCTTAAAAAAGTAAGTAAGCCTATTGGACAATCTTATGAGAAAGTTGAAAAGCCTATTGGACAATCTTATGAGAAAGTTGAAGCAAAAGCACCATCAGAACCAGCTTCTAAAAAAGTTGCTTCTGAAAAAGATGTTGGTGGTAAGCACGCTTGGAAAGCTCCAGAAGATAAATATAGGACTAAAAAGCAATTAGGTGGACAGGTAGAATCTACAACATCTCCTTCCTATGAAGAAGGTGGGAAAGTAGAAAGCAATCCATATGGATGGCCATCTAGGGATGCAAGGGGAAAAAGTAAGTAGTGGCAGAAGAAGCTAATAAAAAAAGGGTTAGAACTAAATGGAATGCTGAGAAACGTAATTCTGCTAAGCTTATAGACCCAAATAAAAAAAGGAGTAAGTAATGCCAAAGGTAGGTAAAAAACAATTCTCGTATACAAAAGCAGGCAAGAAAGCTGCAAAGGTATACGCAAAAGAATCTGGTCAAAGTGTAGAAAAATATTATGGTGGTGGTGGCGTTGATCCTTTCTCCTTAAAGAATCCAAAAGGTGTTTTAGTTGAAAAAGCACTAGAAGCAATTGAAGATCAAAATGCTATTCCAACAACAAATGCAATGAATCGTAGTCAGACATCTCAAGCTGGTGATGAAGTTGGAACAGGGATGTATAAAGAAGGCGGGAAAGTAAAGTCTAAGAAGACAAATATTACTGATATTGTTAAAGATGTTAAAGCTATACAACCACAATTTTATCGCCCACCTGGTACATCAAATTTGATGAGGAAGCGTATAATTGAAGAGAAAAAGAAAGAGATATTAAAAGGGAAAAAGAAGAAATGATAATATTTTACTGTCATAGATGTAATACAAGAGTAGAATGCGAGACAAAAGCAGAGATGAAATGTGATTGTGGGCATTATGTTAAGAAGCGTAATAACACAAAAGATCACGTTAACATGCGTACTACTTTGTCTGGAACTACAAAAATGGAATTTAATGAAACAACAGTTGATGATTCAATTAAAAGGATGAATAAATAATGGCAGGTGAAAGTACTTTTAGTGCACAAATAACCAATCTTGTTGGTGGAACTATTGATGAGGAGTTTTGTGATGATGCAGCTCAAGATGCTTGCAAGGAAATAATTAATCAACTTCCAGCAAATATAAAAGCAAAATGTTCCACAATAAGTATAATAAATGCAACTAATGGAACAACTCTTGATTTAGATGGTAAAGGTAGTATTTTAAATGTAACTCGTCTTTCTGCTGATTCTGGTGGTTATTATATTCCATGCAGGGAGGTTGAAGCTAAGTATGGTGACCTTACAAATGATTCTACTGATATAACCCATTATGCAACTGTTACTGATCCTGCATTTTGGATAACAAGTAATCCTTCTGATGTAGCTACATTATTTGTTAAACCTACTCCAACGGATGCACAACCAGCTAATGCATATCACGTAACATATCCAACAGTTGATGTGAGTGCTTCTACTGTAGAGATTGCAAATTTTCCTGATGAGGCAACATATCTTGTAGTGTTATTTGCAGCTGCAAGACAATTATTAAAATTTCAATCAACAATGTCTTCAAGTTTTAATACTGATATTGGGACTGCATTTACAGCTACAAATACGGAACTTGATGAAACACAAGCTATATGTGATCTTATAAATACACAAGCAGATAGTGCGGTAACAGCTCTTGGCAATATGGCAACAGAAATAGCCCTTGCAAATGCAGAAGTAGATTTAGCTAATCCAGAAGTAGATTTAGCAAAAGCAGAAATACTTGAAACTGTTACTCTTATTGATGGTGGTATAGATACTGCTGTTGCTGCTGTAAAAACAGCTGCTGATAGGGTGACTGCTGCTGTGCAACTTGCCAATGTTCAATTTGATAGTGCAGTTACACAAACAGCAGCAGAAGATATTGATCTTGCATCATCTTACACTTCTGCTGGACAAGGATATTTAGGTGAGGCAGGTGGGCATCTTCAAGAGGCACAGGGATATGTTAATGAGGTAAATTCAAGAGTTGCACAGGTTAATGGACAAATAGCTGTAGCAAATGGATATTTAGCAACTGCATCTGGTTATAATCAAACTGGTCAAGCATATCTTGGTACAGCAAGTGCATATGGAAATCAAGCTTCTGGATTTTTGAATGCAGCAGCAGGTTTTGCAAATGAGCTTGGTCAAAAGATTGCAATTGCAAATGGATATATAGCTGAAGCAAATGCAAGGCTTGGGGCTGATTCCGCTAAGTATTCATGGTATGGCGATCAATATGCAAAGTTAACAGCAGAGTATGTACGTGGCTTAACAGCCCTGAAAGGTGGTTAATAATGACAGTTAAAAATGTATTTTCACAATTAGAACAACTTTTCGGAAGGAATTCTGAAGCCTATTTAATACAACTTATGAATGATGGTTTAATGGATATAGCTAATAAGAAACAAAGCTATCTTGTATCCTCATTAACTGATCTTGAAAAGAAAAAGCGTTGGTATGATCTTCCAGCTACAGTTTTAAGTATTGAAAGAGTTGAAATACTAGATACAAATAATAGATATATAATGATTCCAAAACTAACTGACCCTCATACGTTGCTTAGGGCTGATACTGATTCATCTAATGATGAACTTAAATAGGAGATAATATGGCAGAGAGAAATTATCCAAATGATTATTTTGCATGGTTTAATGATGACCAGCGTTTAGCAATACTTTCACTTGATACTGCTTCAACTGATACAAGTGCTCGTACAGTAGAGAGATATGATACATTTCAAGGTGATGGTAATTTAAGCGGTACTATAACTGCTTCGTCTACTGGTGCTGGTTCTACTGTAGCTTTTACTTCTGCATCACATGGTCTTGCTATAAATGATAGGGTTACTGTTAGTGGGACTACTAGTTATGATGGAAGCTATGCTGTCACAGCTGTTGCTGACTCAAATACTTTTACCATAAGTGCAACAAATAGTGAGAGTACTGAAACTGGTTCTTTCATATCATTATTTGTTAATGATGGTATTAGAATGACATACAAATCAAAGTATGAAACTGTTACTGCTATAACCGAAGACTTAGATACAGATATTGGTCTTGACACAAGTCTTCAGCCAAGTTTAGTTTGCTATCTTAAATCAAGATTATATGAAGATCAGGGCAACTTTGAACAAGCAAGTTATTTTAGACAGATGTATGAGAACACAATGATGAAACAAAGGTCTCGTAAATCTGGCGTTAGGGGCTTAGCAGTCCCAACTCTTTAAGGAGAATTTATGTCCTCAACATCAACAACATGGACAACCGATACAAACACAAAGTCTGGTGTAGTTCAAATATATAGTAGCAATGTTTCTATTCTAAAAATATTAGGAATTGAGGGTGGTGATTCCATACTTGAATTATTTGCAGATGAGGGTGATGATAATGCTGATAAATGGAGATTGTGGGTAGATGCAAGTGATGATGATCTTCACTTTGCAAACTATACATCAGGTGCATGGGCTAATCTTTTAACAATACAAGATGGTGGTAATGTAGGTATTGGTACTGCCTCTCCATCAACTGCTTTACATGTGCAGGGAGCAGGAGTAGGTGTAACAATAGCGTCTACTGGAACTGGCTCAAATAATGCTTATGTAGCGTTTAAAACAGATGCTGCTGGTACTCCAAGATATGGAGCTGTGGGTCATGACTACTCATCCAATGTAACTAAATTGGTGTATGGTGACAGTTTTGAAACGCCTAACCATCTATGTATTGATTCTGCTGGTAAAGTTGGTATTAATACAGATTCTCCAGGTGCTACACTCGAAATAGAGAATACTTCTGCTACTGGTGTCCCTGCTGTATTGATAGACAACGATGATACAGATCAGATAGCATTATCTATTGTTGCTGCAAATATAGATGCTGATGTTGTTGATATTAGTGCTCCTGCCTTAACAACTGCTATTGCCGTTGATGTAACAGCTAATGCATTAACTACTGGAAAAGTTATGCAACTAGCTGCAACAGGACTGACCGATGGAACACTGTTAAAAACCCATTCAGTTGCTACTGTAACTGATACAGGAACTTCTAATCTTCATTACTATCAGATGGATAATGATGGAGTTGGTAGCCAGACTGCTAAAGGTATAGTATTGGACTATAATAAGACAGGAGTTACGGCTAGTAGTAAAACTGCTAATGTAACTGCAATGCATATAGATATGGATGATAATGTTACAAATGTAAACGCAGTAAATATGACTGGATTAGATATAGATGTTAATTTTGCTGATGCTGCTGGAACAACAGCCACTACTGGATTGAATGTTGCTGTTGCTGGTGCAGATACAAATTATGCAGCACTCTTTAGTGGTGGCTTTGTTGGTATTGGGATCGCAGCTCCACTACATCATCTCCATGCAGAAACATCAGTTGATAGTGCTTATGTGGCAAAAATTAAAAATACTTCTAGTACTAATTCATATGGTCTAATGATAGATACAGCAGCAAATACAGGTTCTGGGGAATATATTCTTAACTGTACTACTGGAGCTGGGACTGGATTTTTTGTTACGTCTGAAGCCAAAGTTGGTATTGGGACTGATGCTCCTATTGCTACATCACCAGCATCTACTTTAGGAGCGGAAATATGCAATACTACTACAGCCGATGCTAATGAAGGGGGCTATCTCAGACTTTCTTGTAATGATGGTACTGTGATGGCATCTGGTGAGAGGCTTGGTGTTCTTGAATTTGCTGGAGCAGAAGATGATGGGGGTACTATTGTCCCTGCTGCAAAGGTTCAATGTACTGCAACTGATAATTGGACTGATCAAATTAATAGGGGAACTCTGAGTTTTTGGACTTGTCAGGGCAATGCTAACATGACAGAAAAAATGACAATACTTGATACTGGCAATGTTGGTATTGGGACTACTGCTCCAATAAAATCTAAAATACTTAATGCTGTAGGTTCTGCATTTGTTAAAGGAAAGGCTACTTTTACGCTTACTGGGTCAATAGACCCAACTGCATCTACTACAACAACAGGTGTTGGCACGGCATTTTTAACAGAGGTAATGCCAGGGGATAAACTTGTTGTTAGTGGAGAAACAAGAACTATAACTGCGGTTGCATCTAATACCGAGCTTACTGTATATGCAGCTTGGACAGATAATGCTGATGATGGTTCACCAGATTGTATTCCCGCTTTATTTTCGGTACAAGATTCATCTGGTAACACAGATTTTTTAGTTTCCTCAGATGGTAAGGTTACTATTGGTGATGCTGCTGCTGATGCTTATCCAGTCTCTACATTTGGTGTTTATTCTACTTTAGTAAATGAGCAGGGAGCAATAACTTGTCGGAACGATGCAGATGATGCTGATGGACTTGGTATGCATATTATATGTGGAACAAATGGTGCAGCTGCTGGTGATCCCACTGATTCTATTCCTATTCGTTTTTCAGATGGTGATGGTTCTGGTTTAGGTCAAATTAATGCTGGAGATGCTACTGGTGCTCCTGCGTTTGCTGCTGGATCAGATGCAAGATTAAAAAAGGATATTGTAGATACTAATGTTAATGGGCTTGAAATAATAAACGGATTTAAAATGAGACAGTTTGGGTGGACTGAATTGGAAGATAAGGTTACAGAGCTAGGATTTGTAGCTCAAGAATGTGAAGATGTTTATCCTCTAATGGTATCCACTGGCCCTCGTGGGTATTTGCAAATATCTGATTCAGTTCTAGTACCAGTTTTAGTAAAGGCAATACAAGAATTAACAGCTAAGGTGGAAGCCTTAGAAAACACATAACAAAAACGAGGAGACTCAAGTAATGAGCAAGAAAGACAGTAAAGTAGAAGAAACAAAAGTAGTTGAAAATAAGCAAGAACCTAATATTAAGGATGTAATTCAAACATTGAAAGCTCAACTACAGGAACATCAAAAGCAGTCAGAATATCATCAAACAATGGCTGTTAAGGCACAAGGTGCACTTGAAGTATTACTACAACTGCATCCACAACAACAAGAAGAAAACAATAACAAATAACCCATTCACGCCAGTCATGGCTTAGGGAAAACTCAAAAGGAGAAATAAAATGGCAACACAATATGGAAGAAATGGTTTTACCGTACAAGAAGCAACAAATGCAGCTGCTTACACTAATTACAGGTGTCAAATATTAACATTGAATGGAGTTACTGCAATACCAAGTGATGATTGGGGTGGAGACAATCAACCAGCAAAAGAAATTGTTCTTTTTAGTGCAAGTGCTGTAGCAGATGATGATGCAGTAACTTTAAATATATTAGTATCTGGAGATTCATCTTATGGTGAGAGTATAGTATTTGCACATGATAATTTACCATTAACTATAAAAGGAATATTAATGGATAGAATAAAACTTACTGGTGGTAGTGGTGATGATGATGCAATAACAGTTTTATCATTTCATTAATAATGGCTTCTATAGGCAAACCAAAAGTACGAATATCTGCTAAGGATTTAAAACAAGCTATTCTTAAAAAGAATAAGTCTCTTGAAAATAAAAACAAAGCATTAGAATCTTCTAATAAAGATCAAAGTAAACAGTTAAAATCTTTAGAGAAGAAGTATACTGATGAATCTAAAAAGCTTAATAAGCTTTTAATAGATGTTGAATTTCAAGAAGATAGATTTCAAAAACTTAAAGGTGGTTTATATTCTAATGAAAAGCTTTTAGATGATAAGCTTAAAAAAGTTGGGAATGCTGAGAAAGAGCTTTGCAAATATGAAAGTGCTACTGAGAAACTTGTAGATAAAGAAGTTAAACTTAAAAAAGATATAGAGTCTCTTGAATTTTATAAAGCAAAATGCTCAGAATCTAAAAATGAGCTTGCTGGTATTCAGGTAAAAAAGGATAATGCTGTTGATGAACTTTCTAATGTTAAGGCTGAGGTAGATCAGCTTTATATAGATTATAATAGCAAAGTTCTTTCTTATGAATCTAAATATGAAGAGCTTGAAGTGCAGGCTAAAAGTCATGAAGATATGGTATGTAGATTTGAGCAGAGGCTTTTCGATGCAAAGGATCAAGCATTAAAAGAAGAAAAAAGTTTAGAGAATGTATTATCTAAGGCTAAAGGAGAAAAGAAAAAGGTTGATGATGAGCTTCAAGCTGTAAAAAATCTTGTTAGCAATACAGAAGATGAGTATATAAAGTGGGAACAGAAGGTTGCAAAGATAAAAGATAAAGCAGTTAAGGAAGAAGAACGAATAAAAAATGCAAAAGAAAGATATGAGAAATGGCGTATTGGAGTATTGGAAGAAGTTGCGAGATTAAAGCTTAAAAGTAAAATTGATAAGATAGATAAAGCAGGATTATCGGAGATACTAAATGGCTAATATAGGCACAAGTTCTGTAAAAATAATTGACAATGATGGTGATGTTGTATCGGTAGCAAATAATCGTTTAGCAGTTGAGACAGAACAAGATGATGCATTTGGTACTTGGAAAAACTATCCCGATTTTGCAGCGGAAACTAGCACTGCTCAAGCATTAAATCATGCAAATCATTGTAACGAATCTATTGCTGATGCAAAGGAGATATTTATACAAACAGATGATGCAAATACTGGATATGTTATGGTAGGATATGCTGCTGGGACTACATTAGCAGGTAGTGTTGGTAGTCGTGCAGGTATAAAATTAAATGGAGGTGAAACTCTTGTTCTTGCACTAGCATCTTTTGCAAGTATTTTTCTTATAGGTTCAGCATCAACTCAATATGTTAACGTAGCTTATTTTAAATAATGCCAAAAACTAGACTCATATCACCAGGTTCTATACCTAATCACAAGCTGTTAAAAAACTTACAGCTTCAAAATCACTATATCTCCAATGATGGGGACAATGAGGGTATTAGTATTGATAATGATGGCCTTGTAACTATTGGTACTAATGCAGCAACTAAGATTGATAGAAATACTTCAGGAGATGCAACAGAAAATGCTCTAGCTTTACAGATTGACTTTGATAGAACGGTAGCAACTTCAGGTACTGCTGTTCATAATGATAGGGGTATTGATTTAGACGTTACTTCAGCCAGCCTAGGAACTTCATTTGCTACTGGTATGGATATTGATGTTGTTGGTGCTACCTCTGGAACGCAAACTATAGCTGGTATTGATATTGACACTTCTGGGGCTACCAAGAACTTTGGGTTAAAAATTAAAAATGAAGATAATGGGTCTTCCGATGGAACTGAGGCTGATTTTATAAATTATAGTTCTGCTGATACTAATGATTATTTTTATATGAATACTGAAGCAAGTGGTGAAACAACTTTAGGCACAATTGATGGTGGTGGTACTGGTGGGCATATAAGACTTGCTCCCAATGGGAAATTGCAAGTTCATTCTGGCTCTGGCAACAATCCATATGCTTATTTCCATAAAGTTGTTGACGTTGATAGGCTTAGAATATTTGGATTTGGCGTTACTGATGATTATTTTAATATAGATGTTGATGTAAATGCTGCAACAACTATATCAACTTTTGATGATGCTGGTGCTGATGCACATCTAACTTTTGCTGTAGATGGTCATATAGATATGGGTAAAGCTACTGGTTTTACACAAGTAGAAGAAACCTTTAGTGATGATACTCTACTAACTACTGGTGGTACGCATGATACACAGATAGATTTTAGAATTGGTAATAAGATATATCTTCAGCTTACAGCATCTATGGATCAAATAAATCTTATTTTTCCAGCAGTATCTGGTAATTTCTTATTACTTGCACGGTCTGATGGAGATTGGTCTATAGGCGATTGGAAGGTATGGGAATCAGATTTAACAGCAGCTAATACTAATGATGTTGCCTGGCCAGGGGGAACTCAGCCAGATCATACAGATACTGGTAGGGATATATATTCTTTTTATTGGGATGCAGATAATCAGACATGTTATGGAGTTGCCTCTTTGGCATTTGCCACACCATCATAATGGATTTTAAAGATACTATATTAACCTTTGAAGATGACAAGATCGTTACTGATGGTGATTATCATAGTATGGAAGTAATGATGTCTTGGGAAGCTCCAATAATGGAAAAGAGTGCAGAATATATCTGTGAGAGTAAGGGAGATATATTAGAGATAGGTTTTGGTATGGGCATATGTGCTGATTATATACAGGCTCAAGATGTTAATTCTCATACAATAGTGGAGATACATCCACAGATAGTTGAAAGACTTTTAACATGGGCAGAAGATAAAGATAATGTTACCACTGTAGTAGGTGATTGGAGTAATGTAGAACTTGGTGCTTATGATGGTATATTTTTAGATACGTTTGGGGATGAGAACTTGTCTAAGTTTAAAGACTTTGTATCATCAAAGGCTAAGAGTGGAGCTAAAGTAACTTATTGGAATAATTATGAAAGAGAAGATAATCAGCATGACTTTTCTTCTATTGATTATGAGGCTATAGGCATTGTTCCAGAATCAAATAAATATACAGATATATCAAATACATATTATATGCCAAAGGTAATGATATAATGCCTACGATAACTGCAAGTACAAATGATGGGTATCAAATGAGTGGGCTAAACGTATCTTGGGATGCTGTTCATGATGCTGTTGGACTTGGTAGTCCTGATATTAATAATACAACAGACCCTCTACAGGGGGTTAGATATGAGTATGTATCTAGCAGAGGAGGAGTTAAGTATTTTCTAACAAGGGCATTCTTTGATTTTGACACAAGTGGGATTAGCGTAGCTCCATCAGCAGCAAGTTTTAAGTTAAAGATTTATAGTAATAATGATTGTACTCCTTGTGTGGTAGCTAAATCGGGGCATGACCCCTCTGCAGCAGGAGATGATTGGTTTAGCACTTGGATAACAGGACAAAGTGTAACATTATCAGGATGGGGTGCTGGCGATATAACTAACTATTCTGCACCT